GGTCCTGATGCAGGCGGGTCCAAGTCCTGGTTGCACAGCGAGAACTACATAACGCAGTGTCGGGATTATTTTCGGGATAACTGGGGCGTGCAGGGTTACATGATTAGCTGCCTGAACAACAGCAGCATCATGAGCTATCACCTGAACAAGCCGAATGCGAGCGCTTACTACGAGGTGACGGTGGGATCGGTAGAGAATGATCCTAACGTGGCTTTGATCAGGTATCGGTATCTTTAACTTGCTGTAAATCCAAAGGCATAGGAAAATTGTTTAGCGCATAAAAAAAGGGGCCGCAAGGGCCCCTTTTTGTTACTGCACTACTTCGCCTTCCGGTACTTCTTCGGGCTTCTCCAGTTCTGCACGCAGCAGATCCTCAAATCCGCGACGACCCACTTCGATTTGATCCAATCGAGAACGCGTAGCATTTGCCTGATGAATCAAATCTTTAACTTGACCAACAAAGTATTTTGCTTGATCAGAGAGGTCATCAATCACATAGTTTTTGCCATCAAAAGAAAGCGTCGGTTTTTCTTGTACTTCGGTCATAATAGAATCCTATTTAAAAATATCTTGCCAGTTTCCGGTAGTGCTCGCGCGTGCATACTCGGTGGCTCGGTTTTCAAAGAAATTGGTGTGTTCCACCGCGTTCAACATATAATCCAACCAGGGCAGAGGATTATTTTCGCTATGGAAAATCTTCTTTAGCCCAAGTCCTAACAGACGACGATCTGCAATATCTCGAATATACTCTTTTACTTCTTTTGCTGTGAGGTCGGGCACTTCCGCACCTTCAAAGCAGAGATCAATAAAAGCATCTTCGAGTTCTACGGTACGCTCTGCTGCACAATAGATTTCAAATTTCAGCTCGTCATTCCACAGCTCTGGATTTTCCTGAATAAACGTGCGAAAAAGCTGAGACATACCTTCTACATGAAGCGTTTCATCACGAATCGACCATGTAACAATCTGCCCCATGCCTTTCATCAAGTTATGTCGAGGAAAATTCAGTAGAATCGCAAAACTACTAAACAATTGTACGCCTTCAGTAAAGCCGGAGTACACTGCAAGCGTTTTTGCAATATTCATCGGAGTATCCATTCCAAAATTGGAAAGATGCTCATGCTTGTCTAGCATAGCCTTGTGCTCAAAGAACTTTTGGTATTCGGAGTCATCAAAGCCAAGAGTCTCAAGAAGCAGAGAGTATGCTTCTTGGTGTACAGCTTCCATCGCAGCAAACGCAGAAAGCATCATACGCACTTCCGGTTGCTTAAACGTAGGAAGATAATGCTTGGCATAGCCACAGCAAACGTCTACATCGGCCTGCGTAAAGAATCTAAAGATATGATTAATTAGCGCACGATTCTCAGGCGTCAGTCTATCACGATAGTCACGAAGATCGTCAGCAAGATTAACTTCATCAGGAAGCCAATGCATATGCTGTTGAGTCTTATAATGCTTGAAAGCCCAAGGATAGTTAAACGGCTTGTAAAACTCGCGTTCTTCTAACAAATTCACCAGTGATTCTCCACAAAAGATTTGAAATCTTCAAATCCGCCGATATGTTCGCCATTCACCCAAATCTGAGGAAAAGTACGAACATATTTATACTTTTCAAGTAATTCATCTAGCGTGTAGTCTACATCAAGTAGTTTATACTCTACTTCAGTATTATCTCTCGAAAAAGCAAGAATCTTTGCACTTGTACACGCCGCACAGTTTTCTTTTCCATAAATCTCAATTTTCATAACTATCCTTCACAAGCAAGACAGGAATTTTCATCAAGAGAATCAAAAATACGTTGCCGTAGCACTTCGTCAGAAACAGTCTCTGCACGCTTGTATGCTTCGCTACGCAGATAATAAAGAGTCTTTACTTTCCGCTTCCAGGCTTGCATATGAATTGCATGTAGCTCCTGCTTTGATACGTTTGCCGGGAAAAACACGTTGAGAGACTGGCTTTGACAGATATATTGCTGGCGATCTGCCGCAAAATCAATTACCCATCGTTGGTCAATCTCTACAGCGGTTTTAAATACATCTTTTGTCCATTCGTCAAGAAAGTCAAGATGCTGTACGGTACCGCCATTTGTAATAATGCTCTTCCAGACTTCATCTGTATCCATACCTAGGTCCTGAAGGACTGCTTCCAGGTACTCATTTTTAAGAAGACTGGTTCCCGATTTAGTTTTTTGTGTAAATGCATTAGCACGATAAGGCTCAATGCTAGGGGAAGTGTTGCCACAAATAATGCTGCTACTAGCATTAGGGGCAATAGCAAGCAAATGAGCATTCCGCATTCCAGAACCAATGCCGTCAGGGCACTCGCCCCGTTCCTTAGCGAGTTGTTGGCTAGCACGAACTGCCTCCTCTTTAATACGCTTAAACATTGCAAGATTCTTGCCTTTTGCAATGGCACTTTCAAAGGGCAGGTTGTGCCGTTGAAGGTATGCGTGAAAGCCCATTGCGCCCAAACCAATCGAACGCTCACGTTGTGCACTGTATACTGCACGAGATAGCTCAGGCGGAGCGTTGTGAATAAAGTATTCCAAAACATTATCAAGCATACGCACCAGATCAGGAATAAACATATCGTTATTCTTCCAGGAGTCGTATTCTTCCAAGTTTACACTCGAAAGACAACATACTGCGGTACGGCTAGCATTTGTCGGAAGTGTAATTTCCGAGCAAAGATTCGAGTGATGCACTTGTAGCCCCAGATTCTTCTGAAACTCAGGAAGAGCATCTTGTACCGTGTTTTCAAACATGATGTAAGGTTCACCAGTCTCAACACGGTTTTGAATCAGCTTCACCCAGAGAGTCTTTGCAGATACTGTCTTTGTAACACGCCCAGAGTGCGGATCAATCAATTCCCAAGAATCGTCAAAGTTTTCGTGCATTGTAGCACCTTCGATCAATTCCATAAAGCGATCCGGAATTACCACACCATGATGCAGGTTTACAGACTTGCGATTTACATCACCGCCTGTAGGCTTGCGAACGTCCAGAAATTCTTCAATCTCCGGGTGAGACATATGCAGGTATGCTGCATAGCTTCCACGGCGTGTTACACCCTGCGAGAATGCGAGCATTTCAGCATCCACGACTTTCATAAAGGGAATCACACCCGTACTTTCGGAGCCATTGCTCGTTTTCGAGCCAACACTCCGGACCCCGCTCCAGCACCCGCCAATGCCCCCACCAACAGAGGAAAGAAAAGCATTCTCTACATAGTGGTCAGTAATACCAGTACGGCTATCGTCAGCATAGTTCAATAAGCAACTGATCGGCAGACCGCGCTTCGTTCCACCATTGGAAAGAACAGGAGTAGAAAACATAAACCAAAGCTGGCTAGCATAGTCATACAGACGTTGAGCATGAGCTTCATCATCTGCAAAAGCCATAGCAGCACGAGCAAAGGCATCTTGAGGAGACTTTTCTCCTTCAATTAAATAACGGTCTTGTAGTGTTTTAAAGCTAAATTCAGATAAATACTTATCTCGATTATAACTCAGTTGCATTTAGTGTACTCCGAATAGCCGAGATATTCTCAGCTCCTATTGCATCATCACAGTATGTGATTAAATCCATTAATTCATAATTTTTAAGTATTTGTTCAGAGTTTTCATTCAAAGCCTGAATGTATTTGTATCTGCTCTCAATAGGTGTAGCATCGTAAATACTCAGTGCATCGCCGTACTCTTGAATAAGACCAATTGCTCGCTTCGGGCCGATGCCAGGAATGCCAGGAACATTGTCGCCTTTATCGCCGGTGAGACACTTCAGAGAGATATACTGCTCTGGAGTTACTTCATAGTGCTCATCCCAGTTTTCTAATGTAACTTCCTTCCTCGTTACATAGGAAAAACGGCCAACATTCTCAGTAATTAGCAAGTCCCAATCTCGGTCACTTGAAATTAGCCAAATATAGTCTAACTCGTACTCTTCTCGATAACGTACTAAATGTGCTGCAATATCATCTGCTTCGACTCCTTTAAAGCGAAAGACCGTATAGTCTTCCGCAAGAAGTTCAAGAGTTGCTTCAAATTCTTCAAAGAACTCTTCAAAGGCGATTCTTTCTTCTTCTGTTTGCTCTGCAAACTTATCTTTTCGATTCTGCTTGTACTCAGGGTCAAGTTCCTTTCGATATGAAGAAGAACCCCAGTCTGCCGCGATAATTACTTTTTTACAGTCATAGGACTTTGCAAGACTTTCTACGGTTCGTTGATACTCATATCGAAAATCAGAACGACCTTGGTGCTTCCATCGAAACGCTAAGTTCAGAGCATCCACAACTAGAGTGCAGTTGGGATTTTCATTTACTAGTCTGTCCGAAAAATTAAAGGCCATCTATAAACTTCACTTCTTCTAGTTCCAGCCATTCTTCTGCGAGTGCAACATAGCAGTTTAGCCAGGAAATGTGCATATATTTTACGTTTTTCGGTTCTCGTTCAGTTACTACAAAAGTCTTCGATCTATCATACTTGAAAAATAGAAGAGGCTCTTGGTCTCCGCCTTCTGCTTGAATAATCAACTTCTTCCACCAGCGAATCAAATTATTTGTTTTCTCTTGTGTAAAAAGCTTATCAGAAAGTGGAGAGTCAGCATAATTCTTTACTTCAATACAGAAAAGGTTTTTTGCATGAGGTACATACAAGTCTCCTTTCAGATATTCAAGCGCGCCCGAAGCCGGAACGCGCTCAAACTGTAAATCGGTAAATTGCCGCAACATATCTCTTACTAGATATTCCCCACGAGCCCCTTTTGCTCTGCTATCTACCATTCCGTCACTTGTAAATTCTCAAGAGTTACTAGCTTTTCTTGATACTCGGCCAGTTTACCTAGCTCACTTTCAATTGCTTGCAGAATATCAGGATGCTCACCAATACCCGCAGGGTTATTAAAGTATACTTCCAGGTTTGCTTCATGATATGCAATCTTGCCCTGAAGGTATGCACACATTTTGTCCATAAGACTTGCTTTCATACTAGTTCTCCAATCTGCTGACATTGCCTTTCTTTACCACTTCCACTTTCTCAAGCAGGGGGTGAGTCCAGCCATGACTTACAATGTATGTATTCAGAGGCTCTCCAAGAAGAACTTCCACTAGCTTTTCTCTTCCATTCTCGTCAAGCACGTTAATGACTTCATCAAGAAATAGTACATTGATTCTTGACTTGGAAATACTACTCATAAGTTTGCGAATTGCAATCAGTGTAGCAGTATTTACTCGTGCAAGCTCTCCAGAAGAAAGAGCTAGAATATCTACAATGTTTTCATTGTCAGTAATTTGTACATTGAGTTTGTCGTTGGTAACAAGAAACTCAAGTGTAAAACGTCCATCTGAAAGCTCTGCCAAATACTGGTTTGTCAGCTCTTCCAATTCTTTTACTAGATTTTCAATCTTGTAAGCAAGCAGTCCGTTTGTACTAAATGCTTTCTTCAGAATTTCAAGATTTGAGTCTAGCTCTTGCTTTTCTGCAAGAAGATTCTTTGCCTTTCCAAGTGTTGCAAGAAAGTCATCAGTTTGCGACTGAATTATTTCGATTTTGGTGTTTTGTCGGGTCCGGCGTTCATTCTCAGCTGAGATAGTTGCCAGGCGCTTCTTTGCTTGTCGTAAACGATCCGAAACGTCAGCAAGGCGGAAGCTAAGCTCTTCTTCGTCCAAAGGTACCGAAGGTAAAGATTGGTCAATGGAGCGATAAAGGTCTTCCCACTCTTTTTGAGTTTGTCGCTTAAGCTCAAACTCTCGGTTGTTTCGTTTGATTTTCTCAATTTCATTATTATTCTCTTGAATTTGCTTTTCCAGGTCTTCGACTCTGGACTGTTCCTCTGAAATGAGATTTTGCTTAAAACTACTGTCCACAGATTGTTCGCAAGTTGGACAGTGATCTCCGAGTTTTTGTAGCTTGGCTAACATTCGCTGAGACCCCGCTACGGCTGCTTCAAGCTGTCCAAGCTCTTTTTGATATTTATCATAGGACAGCTTTTCTGTTGCAGCGATTTTTTCTACTTCTGCAAGATTAATTTTGTTCAGTAGCTTTTTATATTCGTTGTTCTGAAAAATTTTTTTATTTTTTTCGGAAATATTTTCAATTTCCATCGACAAAGAACGGAATAGTTTCTCATCTTCTTCCGTCTCAATTTCAATATCTAACAGGGGTAGTATATCTGTACTCTCTAATTTATTTGAAGAAAGCCAGTTTTCCACTGTTGCTATTTGTGCATTGATTTCCGTTATTTTACTACTACTTTCTTTTGCAGCCTGCTTGAACACCTCAAAGAGCTGTACATATTCGTCCAAGTGCAACAAATCTATCAGAAACTTTTTTCGATTTGTGTCTGTTGCCGTGAGAAATTGTAAGCTACCAGTAGTGCTTTGATAAACTAGCTGTGCAAATGTTTTGAAGTCAAGCCCAATTACTTCCTGAATCGTTTTGTAAGTATTCGTAGCAGTATGGCTAGAAATGTCTTCGCCGTCTTTTTCGAGCTTGACTTTAATGTTTGTTTTTCTGTCGATAGTAATTTCGTATTGGCTACCGTCTTTTTCAAAAGCAAGGTAGATATTGTAGCCATCGTTTACATATCGGTTGGGAATATCTGCCTTCTTAATGCCTTTGGAGTTTTTATTATACAGAGCTTCCTCAATAATTAACGGTATGGACGATTTGCCCATACCGTTTGTGCCGATGATTTGTGTGACAGTCGTGGCATTGAGGTCTAGCTCGTTATTTGCTCCGTAACTAAAACAATTATTCCACTTGAGCTTTTTGAGAGTAATCATTATAAGTTCCTAGTATCTTAGGTATTCTTTCTTCTGGAATCTCGAGAATGTAGCTTAGATACTCAACTAGCTCTTCCTCGATTGTCATATCCTTCTCAATTACCAGAGTTGCCTCTGTGTTGCGTTTAATGACTTTTTTGTCCAGTAAGTCAGAGTTCTCAATTGCTGCAAGTTCTTGAATATCGCCTTCAATCTCGTAGATTGTATGATGATATTCAGTTGGTACCATTTCTTCTGGACTGCGTACCGTTTTCCGAATTAGCTGCGGAAGTTCAAAAGGCTCCCACATCCAGTCCCATGTATTTTCTGCGATCAGTAGAGCACCCGTTGCGACTTCGTTACGATGAAAAGAAGTCGTCATTGGACTACCAGGATAAACAATGTTTCGCTGAGTATTGCTATGAGCATGAAGATCACCGGCAAAAACAACAGGAAAATCTGCAAACCGATCTAAGTCTACTTCAGGCTTTACATGAGGCGGAATCTCGCCACGAACATGAGTAAACAGAGGCATATTCCTATTAAATGCTTCGATACTGTCTTTCTTATGAAGCTCACAGTACGGAAGCACTCCAAAGCCCATTTCTTCATCAATGTAGGAAATATCTACAATATTTACTAGCGGGTTAATATCTCTACTTACTCGCTTTAGCTGTGAGAAGAAAGTCCTGTTCTTTTTCGTAGCTTCGTGATTTCCGTCGTAAATGAGAGTTGGAATCTTTACTTCCCGAATAAACGAGAAGTAAAGTTCCAGCTCTTCCATGTTTGGCAAACGGTCAAACAAATCGCCACCAATAATGTGCATATTACAATCAGTAGTCATAGAATGAATCTGATCAAAGAACATACGATAGCGATTTCGAGCCCACTCTACAGGAACATTCTTTTGTCCCAGCTTAATGTGCCAGTCTGCCGTAAATAAAATCATCCGATTTTGAACTCATCTTCGAGAGTTTCGTCGATTTCCTCAGTGCCGCCCACGTTGTCACGCACACGGTCCAGAAGCTCTTTCTGAGCATCGGGAGTAGGACGAGGCATAACGTCGTCCATCGACTTGAGGTCAGAGATTAACTCAAGCTCGTCTTCGGTCAGAGAACGCGGCTTGCACTTCAGAACTTGGAGCTGGTACTCAACATTGTAGGGAAGAGGGCCAGTCTTAACTCGCTTGAACTTGATGTCCCAGCCAGTCTCGGGGTCTGTAGGATCTCCAAGATCTTCGGCAGCAGTGATGATCTGCTCCCAGAGCTTCTTCTTCAGATTGATAACTTTGACTTCGCCGTTATCAATGCACTGAGTGGCATAGCTCCAACCACACTTCAGGTCAGGGTAATACTCACGAACCCAATCTTTTTCTTTGTTGTTGAACCGCTCTTCATTGCGGTCAAAAGAAAGACACTCTAGCGGAAGCTGCTTGTTGTTTTCGCCTTCGATCCAGTACACATAGCGAGCAAGAATGTCGCCAACAAGACGGACGGAGTTATCGCCGTCACGATACTGGAAAGTAGTGATGCTAGACTTCTGAGCAGAACCTTTGTGTTGATTGAATTTAATAGCCATTAATGTATCTCCTTGGGATTGACTTCTTCGTACAGAAAATGAACAAAGCCATTTTCATCTAATCGAAGTAGCCTATTGTTGTCTAAAATGTGTTCTGGGTCTGCGGGCATCGCCAGAACTGGTAAAGTTGTGTCTCGAAGTGCTACATAGTTTGCAAAGGGTCTGAGAGCACAAAGACCGATGTATTCTGCAACCTCACGATAGTCGTATTTATACGCGTTGTAAAGAAGAACATCCGGGTGTAGCATCCAACTAGTTCCGCTAAAATCTTTACCAACGTATTTATAGATTCTATCACGCTTATTTCTGGGAACTTGGTTTTCTACAATCATGCGAAAAATAATAACGCACTCTTGTACGCTTCCCTTTGCTTCGTCGTAGATTTTGTCCCAGTTAAATAAGACCATAATTATACTATACTTTTCAACAATTGTCAAGAATTATTTTTTTTAAACTTAAACTCTAATTTTACCGTTAGGGCTGTAACAGTCTACTCCTCCGGTAAAAATATTATGCACTGCAAAAGGTACATTATCACGTATTGTTTGCTGAGGCTGCACAAGAATTTTTAGTACGCCGTTGTCATAATGATATAACGTATCACGATAGTTATCAGCTATACTTGCATTAGGCAGCGCCATATTCGCAGATGTTTTTGTTGGATTCAATATGCGATTTGATTTATAATTTTGCAATAAAATATAATTATATAAAGGAGTGCCTTGAGATGCTTTTTTATTTTCCTCTAATTGTTCTAGTACTTCTTTTGGTATTTCTGCTGCTCGTATTTCTTTGTATTCACTGAGTACATTAAACCCCAGACTTTCTGCTCTTTTAGCGGAAACACCTTTTATAGAGGGAGACCTGCTAGATTGTTTTATTTTTTTACCATTGTTTTTTGCACCAAAAATAAAAGAAAAAAATACACGAACGTTATGAAATAAAGCCTTCATTCTTTCTTCGGGGTCTTTATATTTTGAAGCCACTTCTAGCATTTCGGGGTATTGTAACAGTCCTAGTGTTACTAGTTTTTCTTTATCTGTAAAAATTGTCCCTTTTCGATCTTGATACCCACAAACTCTTCCAAGTCTTTGAAGCATGAAAGATAAGCCAGTATCTTCTGATGCAGAAAATAATAATCCAGAAATTTCTTGAAATTTACCTCTTTTAAAAGTTGTGCTTCTACTTAGCATATCATATCCAATAATGAAAAGCTTCTTAAAATTCTTTGCAGTTTCAAAAAGCTCATTTAGTTGTCCTTCTCTATTTCGTTTAGTAGGCACATAATACGTTTTTCCTTGAACAAAATATTTTTGAACAGGGTCTGAATTTAGGACAGCGACTAAACAGTTCTGATCTAATAATCCAGATATAGCTTCTGCTTGTTTGTAGTGCAGAGAATTGCCTTTCTTCGTAGAGATAAGCGTAACTGTATTAAAAAGAGTTGCTTGCTCTTTAATAATTTCTTCGATTGAATAGGGAATTACTCCCCTATTAAAGTCGTTCATTGCTGATTCTGTAACTTTCTCTACCGAGCAGTCTTCTAGTCCTTTATAGTTAGGTCCTGATTTTACATTTACAATTTCGTCCCAGTGTAGACTTGATGCAATTTCAGTAAAAGGAGTTGCTGTTAAGCAAATAAACCTTCTAACGCTAGATTGTCGTATTAAGGAATCGACTATATTATCTTTTCTTACTCCCGACTTTTTTACCTCATGGTATAAAGCCATTGAGTCTGATTCATCAATATAAATGTCAAACTTTAATTCCGTTTTTAAGGCACATAAGGTTAGCACTGCTTCTAGTTGGTTGTAGTTATCCAAACAAGATATAACCACTGGATAATCTGAAGAAAACATATTAATGCCTTTTTCTAAACAGGCAGTAAAAGCAGAAATTTCTTTTTCTGTTTGAAGCAGGTGTACTTTGTCTTTATAGTGAGTTTCGATATGTAAATCTTGATTATCTTTATTTACATTTGTTTTATGTGCTATAAAAATATTAACGAGCTTTTTATCTTTTTTGCTTTCTGTAAGACTTTCTATTACAGCCCCGCTCGTTTTTCCAGACTGTAACCCTCCTAAACGGAGTATCTTTTTTGGTTGCGAATCTTTCAAGATTCAGCCTCCTCTATTTTTTAAAGTTCTCGTATTTTGTAACCCTGCTTCATGTAATGACCAATGCGGTTAGAAGCTTGTTTTCTCGCAGTATTTCCTTTTAAGTGAATATCTACGATTACAGGGTCACGCTTATTCTCTTCCTTACGAATGATTCGTCCAATTAGCTGAGTCAGCAAAGGCTCGTTGTTTACAGGCGTACCTAGAATAAGACAGCTTAGGTTGTTTACTGAAATTCCTTCAGAGAAGATTGCCTGCGTTCCAAACAAAATATCCTTTCGCCCAGCCTTGACTTCATTTATGAGTGTTTCTCTACCCTCATGCGAGACCTCACCCGTAACACAAATTGCATTCTCACCAGCCAGTTCGGCGCAGCTCTTTAAAAAGTGAACTCTATCGCTTACCACCAAGACCTTGTGCCCTCTTGCGGCGTAGGCCGCCGCCAGCATGGCTATGGTATGACGATATTCTTCATTGTTTGCAAGAGCAGTAACTCGGTTTGCCCACGGAATACGATTTCCGTCCATAAATCGAATCTCTGACCGAACAATATCTACAGTCGGCACCATGAAGTTTTCTTTTGGTGGCTTAAAGATTTTACTGCCAAAGTAATCTTTAAACACAACGTGTTTGCCATCTTTTCTTTCAATCGTGCCAGAAAGACCAATCTTATATCTACAGTAATTTGTATCTATAACTTTAGAAAAAGTGGGGCTAGATACATGGTGCATTTCATCAAGTATGATAGTCCCAAACTCTTGTCTTACCTTGGGTATATTTCGGTAGAGAGTTTGAGTATTGCCAATCACGATAGGACTGTCAATTTCAAATCTTCCACTACCAATAATGCCAGGCGAAAACCCATAGACTTTTTCTACCTCTTTTGCCCACTGATTTCGTAGAGGAACAGTGTGTGTTATAACAAGAGTTTTTTGTCCGAGCTTTCCAGCGATAGCAAGACCTGTAAATGTCTTTCCCCAGCTAACCCAAGCGTTAATTATAGCATTGTCTTCGATTTCATCATAAACCGCCTGCTGGCTTTCTCGGAGTGGAAACTTAAACTCAGGAAAGTCTACAGGCACATAAACACGCTTATCAACTACTTCATAGTCATCAGGTATAAGGTCCGTTCTTCCGATTGGAATAGTAACAAGATTCTCACGAATCCGCGACATATTCTTAATGACTACGGGCGGATCTTGTGGATTGTACGAAGGAATTGTATAAGTCAATTCTTTTGCGAGAAAGTCCTTATACTCCTGCGATACTTCCAAATAGATTCTGTTACTTATAACGGCTTTCATAGACCCAAATCTGTTTTTGCAGTAATATAACTTTTAACGAAATTACTTCGTACAATATCTTTAATCTCAAAGTCAATGAAGTCAAACTCGTCCATAGCCTTAACAATGCGAACAAAGTCTTTCAGGCCATTCTTCGGTAAGTCTGACTGCCTAAAGTCACCGCAAAATATGATTCTACAGTTCTCTCCCACTCGAGTAATAATCGAGTCCAGCTCATGGAAAGACATATTTTGACATTCGTCAATAATCACCACTGCATTTCGTAAAGTTACTCCTCGTATATAAGAAGTAGTCATAAAGTGCACTAGATTCTTATTTTTCAGAACTTCATAAGCGTCTCCACGCCCAAAAAGTTCAATGCAAATGTCTTTGTATGGCTCTTCGTAGACTGAGGCTTTTTCTTTCTCTGTACCAGGAAGAAAACCAATATCCCGTGTTGATACTGCACTCCGAATAATGATAAGCCTGTCGTACAGGTTTTTTACCATGTCATCGAAAGCGAGATAACAAGAAATAAAAGTCTTACCTGTTCCAGCAACTCCATGAAGTACTAAATTTCTTTGGCTATCAAAGACTCGTACTTGATTTTGAGTTAACGGTTCGATTTCTTCGAGTGTGAGTCCAGCTCCTGCGAGAGTCTTACTTTTCTTAGGCATAATACTCATCATATTTTTCTTCGAGTGTCTGATTTTTTAGATACAGAGTACTCATAGAGCACCCAAGGAAGTCCTTTGAGGTGCAGCACCCCCGCCCAGGTACATTCCGTGGGAGGAGGACGAGGTACCACAAAAGGAAAGTTGAGATCTTTCAACCACAGAACTGATGCAGTATTCTTTCTTTCAATCTTTCTTATCTTGTGGTATTTCAGAGCACAGTTTTCTGTTTTTTCATATATAAATGGAACTCCATTTGTATCTACAAAACAGTTGTGTCCTGACTTAATAATTGCAAGCAAATTATCCGCAGCACGTTTTAGCGGTTGCAGGTTTTTAAAAGGTGTTTGTAACCTGCGTTTTCCTATCGTGTCTCCGGGCATATTTTTATCATCTACTAGAAGCTGGTCAACATACAAAAGTCCATCAACCAGCTCCCAGTTAGATGAAGGGAGAACGTATACTGGAAAAGTTACTTTATTTATATTTCTGTACGTAATAACCATTTGCACTAGCCACCGTACACTAGATCTCCGGTTTCTAGACAATAAATTGTGACCATCTGGCAGCCATACTCTTCCAAATTATTTCCGTAGTATTCGGGGTCGAGGAGCTCTACCTCCTCTTCCCGATATAAACCATCATACCCAGTATAATGAACTTCATATAATGTTTTTTCTAGCATACATCTAACCATATAACTTCTCAAACTTACCCATCGAGTAGTCGTCACCAATTTCAAAGTCACAGCCAATCGGAGCGCCAGGAATACTGACTCCACGGTCTAGCTGAACAAAATGCTGCAACCGCTCGCTGTAGTGTTCAATCTCTTCTTCAGGCACTTCTGCCAAAATCGAGTCATGAACCAGAGCAAAGATACGGGCTTTCATTTTATTTGCTCGAATGTACTCGCCCATATCAATGGCACCCAACAGATTAATATCAGATGCAGTAGATTGCACAAGAAAGTTTAGACCAGAACGAATCGTATGACTACGAATGCCTTTATCTTCAGACTCTACGTTCGGTAAACGACGCTTTCGCCCGAAGAAACTATAAATAAATCCGTTCTGAGCGATAAACTTCTGATTATCCTCGATCCATGCTTTCAGGCGATGAAAAGAGGAGAAGTAGTCATCAATCACTTGCTTTGCTTCGTTTACACTAAAGTACTTGCCGGAATCTTTCGTAACTTGCTGGCTGATCTTTGCAGGACCAGCACCGTACATAATCCCAAATGTTACTGCTTTAGCCGCTTGCCGCTGTGTGGCATATAGCTCCGCCACTTCTTCCACTTCACAGGGCAGACGAAACACTGTCTTTGCAATTGTAGAGTGAAAGTTTCCACCGCTACGAAACACGTCCATCAGTGCTTTATCCTCTGCCAGTCTTGCGGCTACATACACTTCGGCAGTCGT